CACCCCCTAAACTAGGAACAATTGGCTTATGCAAATCAGATGATGGTTATGGCATGGCTGCTTATTACGAGGACGGATGGCTGAGTTACCGAAGGACATTAGAAGACCAGGTGGTGATATGGTCCCCGCTAGAAGCCCTTTCACTCGCAGGGTGCTACTTCCAACGGAAGCAGATATGTGTAATGCCCTTGGAATAACTGAGGAAGAATATTGGCAATTTGTTGAACAGCTAGAAGCAAAAACAAAAGAACGACCAGAAGCTTATGACTTGATTCCTGATATTCGTTGTGATCCTATCACCACTTTTATTGCTGCTAATATTGTCACCATAGGAATTGCTGCTGGTGCTGCTTTTGTATCCTATTTATTAACGCCAAAACCTCCTAGTCAAAAACAAGGGCAAGCTGTAAGAACAGAAGATATAGCAGGATCTAAAAGGTTTGCTCCACAAAATAGTTTTAGTAGTGTTCAAGAATTAGCAGTTTTAGGAGATTTAATTCCTCTTCTTTTTACTAAATATCAAGAAATTGATAGAGGGCTAGGCCCGATAGCGTATGGAGGGATAAGAGTTTCATCTCAAATATTGTGGTCACAACTTCTTAGTTATGGTCGTTATCAGCGACTAAAAATTCTTGCTTTATTTTCGTTGGGTGAATTAGGGGTAAAAGGAGATGGACCTGATTTTGAAGGTTACGCAATCGGTGATTTATTAATTTCTAATTATCACTCTGAAAAAATATACAAAGTTCGTACAATTGACGGACATTATTTACCTGGAAGTGAAACAAGTATTCCTTTTTTATCAGGGGAAGATAAGAACGAAAATGTTTTTACAGACGATGTTTTTAAGATTGACGATGGAACTGGGTATTTTGAACAATATTTTTGTGGGACAAGAAACCCTACAACACAATCTGCTTTTGGTTTAAGTTCACCAATGCCAAACTGCACATGGTTTGGTCTTCCTTATGAATTAATTCGTTGGGGTGATATTAACAAAAATACTAGAGCTGGTATTAGAATACAAGTTCGTAAACGAGTAAAAAACTTAGGCTTGTGGCCTATGAGGGCTGGTTTTCTTGATGGTGGAACTGATAATCAAAAACTAGCTTTAGATGAAGTACCTGTTGGGACTGAATTAACTTATCAAGTCGTAGGTGGAATTGATAATAACCAAACAAGAGCAGATGACACGCTTGCTTTTCAGAAAAATGATACAAGGCATATTGGCCGTCATGGTGTTGAAGATGTTAATGCTATTAGCATCTCAGTAAGGGAAGCAACTGACGGGTTTATTTCAGAAGGCGAGCAGTACATGGCTGGAACGGCCTTAGTTACGTGCATAATGGGAGGTGACAGCCGAGAATATCCTGGTGCTCCTTGGGAAGGGCATAAATCAAAAACAAGACAATACACTTTTAGAGTTATACAAAAAGGGCATTATCATTGTCTTTCGCAGCCAAATTTATCTACGCATTGTTTAAACCCTGAATGGAATACAAGTGGTAACCATTGGTACGTTCCTAATAGTAACCCTAACGAGTTTTATTACGAGCAAAATAAAAATCAAATCTTTCCTCCACATTCACGATATGCCTTACAGAAAACAACAATAGGTAGTGTTTCTGACAACAGAAATTGCGATATAACAGAAATTGGCTTGAAGTCAAAAGTTTTCAAACAGATGCAGTTTGCGAATGTAAATAGTAAACCTGCCGAAGGAGATATTGTTAGTGCAATTGACAATGCAAGTCCTATATCATTAGGACAAGTTCAAACTTATTTAAACAGAATAAGTTTCTTTAAACTATTAGTAAGAAAAGCTGGATCAGATGAAGAATGGTCTGATAATCATTGGGTTAAACCTAATAATGTAAATAATCATTCGGGGTTGTTTTGTGTTAAAGGAAATACACCTGAATTTCAATATAACTATATAAGAGTTGAGCATCCCCTTGGTCAGTATGAGTATAGATTTTTCCCTTGGCCTGGTAATGACGTAATCAAAAGAGTTGAGAATGGAGAATATTTAAAGGCATGTTTGTTAAATGCAAACGGAGCGTCAGATCCAGACTCGGTAAAATCATTCACTTCAGGAAATCTTTATACGATTCGTTTTGCTGGTGTTTTAGAGTTTGGATTAACAAAACAATCTTTAAGTAATAAAGAGTGGAATTTAGGTAACCCAGGTGTTGCTGACACTATTACTTACGAATTAATAGGTGTAGGAACTAGCACGTATCAAGCACAATCAAGTTTTGGAGCTGGTGACATTAGGTCTGAAAGACAAAATACATTTATTTGGACTAAATTTTATGGACCACAAGCAGATAGTTATCCAACACCTTATACAGATACAGAAGATCATCATACATTAATCAAACATTTTGATATTCCTGGAGACCCAGCCCGTTGGTTCAATTTATACATAAACCGTTCAGACGTTACTCCTAATACTGAAGGCCGTGACGGACCAGAGTGGAGTGAAAAGATAGGAGTATTTAATGCTAAAGCTTTAGGTGCAACATCTCATCATGACGTAAGGTTTGAATATACAATTGCAGAAAGTGGTTTTAAAGGTTATTACGAACCAATATTAAATGACAGCCTTCCTGGTGCAGGTGGAAATGGACATCCAGGTGGTAAGACTGATTACTATTATGTAAGAAAAGTTGAAGAACAAATTCGGCGTGTCGACCCTATAGTTAGTAAAATTATAGAGACAAGTAATGTAGATGATGCTGGAAATGAAATTGCAAAAGGCAGTGGATTAACACTAAAAATAAATGTATGGGAAGACCCTGATCCTAATTATAACCCAGTAGGACGGGATGCTATTTATGCAGAATGGACTATAGAAAACAGAGGTGATGGAGAGTATCGACCAGGAGACAAGGTTCGTATTGCTGCTGTTAAGTACCCTGGTACGAATAATGTTGCTGTTCCAACTCAAATAGTTTCTCTTGATATTGATGAGGTTGCAACCAGAGGTGAGCTAGGAAATGATATTCCTTCTGAATTAAATCCTTATGATGTTGCGGCTGATTTTTGGAAATATCAAGGAGATAGATCAAGTCATTTGGATGGCCCTGAACATCAAATAACTTATGTAAATGAGATTGTAAAAACAACAGGAAGCCAAAGAGCAAATTATAAAGATTTAGCTTATGCAGGATTAAGGATTGACAGTTCAAAAGAGTGGACAAATTTTACTCAGTTTTCTGCTTATTTTAGAAAAGGAATAGAAGTAGTTAAAGCACCTTTTACTGGATCGTATAAAGAAGAGACAAATTTATTTCCTGAAATTGCTTACGCTTTATTGACAGATAAAAAAATAGGGGCAGGAAAGGTTATTCCAAAGGAGTCAGTAAACATTGTAGACATGGATATAGCTACAAAATTCTGTCAAGCTAATGAATTTTTCTGGGATGGAATGATTACAAATAGGGTAAATTTAAGAGATTTTATATTTGAACAAGGAACTTATTGTTTATTAGATTTTACGATTGTTGGAGGTCAATTTAGTCTTTACCCTAGTGTTCCCTTTAAAAAAGATGATCACACAATAGACCATAATGCTTTACCTGAAATAAAAGCAATGTTTACCGATAGGAATATCAAAGATCTACAAGTTAATTTCCTTGCCCCTGAAGACAGGCAAACATTTAAAGCAAATGTTTTATGGAGAAAAGAAAAGTTAAATGGTTTTGCGGAAACGAAATCTATTATTTACAGGCTTGTGGGTAGTGACCATGATGACGATCCAATTGAAACTTATGATTTCAGCGGTTTCTGTACTTCTCAAAATCACGCCGTAAATTACATCAAATATATCTTGAGTGTTAGAGAATATACAGATCATTCAATTAATTTTAAAACGGCTCCTCATTATGTAAACGGTCTAAAGCCAGGTGATTATATAAGGGTATTTTCAACAACAAATCATACAAGTCGATTTAATAATGGAGCAATTCTTGAAGATGGCACTGTTGTAAGTAAAGACACAATCACTGGTGAGCATCATATGTATTATTGGAATCCTTCATGGAAGGAAGATGAGCAAGAAGTAAGAGAAACTACAACTAAATTAAACTTTTCCAATTCAAACGCAGTCAAAGCATATGCTGGAACGTTGTTTACTATTAAAGAAACTGAGAAAACAGATCAATGTTATAAAGTTGAGAGTATTACGTTCGGAGAGGATGGCTTGATTGATCTTTCTGCTTCTTATGTCAAATTAACTGATGACGGTAAACTGGCTATATTACAGGGATGGTTTGATGATGGTTCTCGTTTCACTCTTGCCGAATAAACATGGGTACTCAAATTCAATTTCCTGATATTAAGCCTAGTGCTAGAAGTTTTACCCCTGGTGATTACCCAGAAACTACTTTTGAATCTTTAGATGGTACTAAAACTTATTTACGTTTTGGTAATCAGGCGATTAATGCAACCTTAAGTCTGTCTTTTTCAAACATAAATGATAGTGCTACAGCCAGTATCATTAATGCGTATTTTGACAGCAAGGCAGATCCTACGAATTTTATTAACTTGTCAGGCGAAAGTAAAGGAGCTTTGGCAGGTGTCAATTATTCCCCTATGGAAACGTCTTTATACGAGAGGATAGGAAAGTACAATTCAGCAGACCCTTTAAAATGGAGGTTTAGTAATCCTCCAACTGTTACAAGTACATTCGATGGATTGAGTAATGTTAGCTGTAGTTTTGTTGCTTGCTTGGATGCACCCATATAATAAGAACAACGTTTTAATTTAAGGTTGTGGGATTTTATTCTGGTCGTGATGGAGAACTGTATGTTGCTGATGTAAAAGCAGCAAAAGTTCAGTCGTGGTCTTTTTCTAGTTCAATGGCTGTACTAGAAACAACCTCACTAGGAGATACAGATAGAACTTTAAAAGCAGGGGTGAGAAGTTATTCAGGTAGTTGCCGTTTGTTTTATTACGTTGAGACTCCTGCCGCTAGTGCCACGTCTAATTTGAACTCAATACTTACAAATGCAGTGAAATCAGGAGGTACAGCAGGGGATGGTGAAAATGCTGCTTCACCTGAAATAGTGTTGAAGCTACGACTGAGCACAGGAGATTCAGATGTTCGAGACATTCAATTCTCTGTATTTATTACAGGCGTTTCAATGAGTACAGCAATAGGAGAAGTTGCTTCTGCTGATATTAGTTGGGAAGCTAATGGTGCTCCTTATGGAGAAGAAGCCACTAAGAAGCTAATTAACTAATGAGCGTTTACTTTGGACAATCTGGACAAATTGCCCTAAAAAGGGACACGTTAAGCAGTGGAATTAGAACCAAGCTAGATCCTTATGATGTCAGTGTAGACAGCAAAAGATTTAGTCTTGACCACAGCACTGGCTCGTTAATTACAGGCGATCAAGTTGTAATAGAGACTGCTGACGGTTCAAATCTTGAGCTTGTTAATGGTCATAGTTATCCAGATGGAAAATGGTTTATTAATATTGACCCTGTTGGTGGTATTCGTTTATATAACACTTTTGCCGATTCAATTGAAGGATTAACTTCAACAGCTTTAACCCTTGTTGCTCCAAGTGCTGCTAAAGATGTTGTATTAAAAACGAAGAATGACAACTTTAGGCATGTAGCGAAAATTAGAGATTTTGAGATGACAACGAGTAGAGAGCAGGTTGATTTAACAAATCTTGGAGATGAATTTAGAAATCAATATGAAGCGGGGTTAATCAGTGGTCAAGGCTCCATGAATTGTATCTGGGAGCATAGTTATGGCTCAGAAGATCGTGCAAATAATTATGGAGTTGATCCAGAATTTCCTTTTTATCTTGCTCAATTAATCGTTAGGACTCAACAGGGGTCAGACTTTGATGGGGTGTTCTATCTATATAGAGATTCTAATAACGCTAAAAATAATGTTTTTTATGAAGCTAATTGTATTATTACAAACGTTGCTGTAACTGTTGCTGCTGCTGAAGTTGTCGAGACAAGAATTGAATTTGTAACGAATGGAGTGGTTGGTTTAAAGATTGGCGATGCCCCTGGTGTCCTATTACAAGAAGACACAGATCGGATTCTTCAGGAAGATGATAGTCGCATAATGCTCGAACAGGTTTAAACTACTTGCAAAGGTGTTTCGTTAACTTGTAAATGGCTGATTTAAAGATAACTGCGTTACCCGCATTAGTTGAAGCGGGTGTCCAAGCTGTTGATGTTCTCGCACTTGCCGACCTGAGTGCAACTGAAACTAAAAAGATCACTGTTAAAGATCTTGTTGCTGCGGGTGTTGCCTTAATTGATGATGGAGACATACCAGCCGCCAAGGTTGGAACGTTAGGAACAAACCAAGTCGCAACTGGAGCAATTGTTGATGGTGCAGTTACGAATGTAAAGCTTGCAAATTCAAGTGTTTCTCTTGGCGGGGTCAGTATTTCGCTCGGTGCGACAGATGCGAGCCCTGCATTTTTGCTGACTGATGCAACTGGATATTTAACGACGAACTTAAGTGGAACTATAACTAATGCTCAACTGGCTGGAAGTATTGCAGGAACGAAGTTATTAGATACAACAATTACTTATGCAAAGTTAAATATTAGTGATGGTGATATTCCTGGTGCGAAAATTGCAACAGGCGGAATAACTGCAACTCAATTAGCAGCAAACTCCGTTACTGCTTCTGAACTTGCTGATGATGCTGTTGATACTGCTGCAATAGCTGATGGGGCTGTTGTTGCTGCAAGTATTGCCACAGATACAATTACCTCTAATCAAATTGCTGCTAATGCAATTATCGAATCTCTTATCGCAGATGATGCGGTTACAAATGCTCAAATCGCAGATGACGCAGTAAGAACAGCACATATATTAGATGCAAATGTAACGGCTGCAAAATTAGCTGCAAATTTACCTGGAACAATTCTTGCTACAGGAGCAATTGGTTCTACTCAACTTGCTGCAAATTCTGTAACTGCTTCTGAATTAGCAGACAACGCTGTAGACAGTGGAGCCATAGCAGCGTCAGCCGTGGTAGATGCAAAAATTGCTAGTGGAATTGGTGGAGCAAAGATAACTGATGGAACGATTACAGCAGCGAAATTAGCAACAGCAAATATTGATAGATCGCTAAATGTAGCAAGTGGAAATCTTGGAATTAATAACACAGTTACAGCCGCTACTCGTTCTGGAATTACATACAACGCTCAAGGATTAATTACTGGAACGGTTGCTCTTGCTGCTTCTGATCTTCCTTTAGCAACTACATCTGCGGTTGGTGGTGTTTCTGTTGGGACTGGTTTAGCTGTTACTGGAGCTGGTGCTTTATCTCTTTCTAATAGCGTCACTGCTGCAACAATTTCTGGAATAACTTATAACGCTCAAGGCCAAATAACTGCAACAACAGCGTTAGTTGCTGGTGATCTTCCTGCTGCAACGACCTCTGCTAAAGGTGCAGTTTTAATTACTTCTGGAGGAGGAATTTCTGTTGATGGATCAGGTGCTATTTCAACTTCAACGAGTGGAATCACTGCTGGCACTTATGCAAAAGTTACTATCAATAATAAAGGCGTTGCAACTGCTGGAACTTCTTTAGTTGCGGGAGATATTCCATCATTAGCAGCGACAAAAATAACTTCTGGAACGTTTGATGTAGGACGTTTTGGAACAAATACAATATTAGGATCTAAGTTTGCAGATTCTTCTGTCTGTCAATTTACTGGTGCTCAATCAACTTCTGGAGTTGTTACTTTCCCAACCGCAGAATTTAAAGGCCAGTTCTTCTATGACCTAACAAATGATGATCTCTATGTGTATGACGGATCAGCGTTCCAGCCAGTAACAATTACCTCTGGTGAGATTATTTATGCAGGTAACTATAGAGCTGATACCAATAAAATTACATCGTTAACAGCAGCAGGAACAGCGCAAGGTTATACAGTTGGTGCTGCATTACAAGCTGCTGCTGCTGCTAATAATCGTTATTACTTTGTATGTGATAAGTCAGGAACAGGAACTTCACCAGCTCCAACAGTAACAATCAACCCTCCTGACATGATCCTAAGTAATGGATCAACATACGAAAAACTCGATATCTCGAACTTCATAGCGGGACAAGTAGCTTCAAATATTGGAGTTACAGCTACAGGAGGTATTCAAAATACTAACGTTCAATCTGTTTTAGAAGAGTTAGATACAGAGAAATTAAATACTACAGGCGGCACGTTAACTGGAAACTTAGCTCTTAATCAAAGTTCAAGCATTATCTTTGAAGGCGCAACACCAAATGATTTTGAGAGCACATTAACTGTTATTGATCCGACTGCTGATAGAACTTTAAGCCTTCCAAATGTCACAGGAACCTTAGTTAGTTCAGGTGATACGGGAACAGTTACAAGCACAATGATTTTAGATGGAACAATATTAAATGCTGATATAAATGCCTCTGCTGCAATTGCTTTAACGAAACTTGCAGACGTAACTGCTGCACAAATTATTGTTGGTAATGCTTCAAACGTTCCAACAGCAGTAGCAGTTACAGGAGATATAAGCATTTCAAATGCAGGTCTTGTTGCTATTACTGCTGACTCAATTGTTAACGCTGATATTAAGAGTGATGCTGCAATTTCTGGATCAAAGATTGTTGCTGGAACCACTTCTGTTGTTGGTGTTGTTCAATTAACAGATAGTGCAGCTTCTAGTTCAACAACCACGGCTGCAACACCTGCGGCGGTGAAGGTAGCTAAAGATGCTGCTGATGCTGCTGCTACCACTGCTAATGCTGCGTTGGCAACAACTGGTGGAACGTTAACTAATAACTTAATTATTGATAATGCCAAGCAAATAAGATTTACAGAGGCAGATTCTAACGGTGCAAACTTTGTTTCTCTACAAGCTCCAGATGCTTTAGCGGCTGATGTTTCTTACACACTTCCAAGTGCAGCCCCTACAGCAAATGGTCAAGTATTAGCAGGTACAACAGCAGGGGTGCTTTCTTGGACAGACGATCCAACAGGGCAATGGGTAACAAATGGAACGAATGTTTACTATGACGGCGGAAATGTAGGGATAGGAGTAGGAAATAGTCCTAGCGAAAAATTAGAAGTAGAAGGAACGGTTCAAGTTTTAAATGAACTACGTTCTAAAACAGGGAATGATTTAAAAATAAATGCTGGTAGTGCGAATAGAGATATTTTCTTGCAAGTAAATGATTCAACATTGATGACATTACAAGGTAGTACTGGAACAGCCACTTTCACAGGAGAAATTCATCTTTCTAGTAATGGTTCTTTAATAAAAGAAAACCAACTCAAATTTAGTCCTGCTGGTGCTGCTTATATAGATCATGAAACAAATGATCAAGACATTAATTTTAGAGTTTCTAATAGTACAGATGGAACATTAGGACGAACTGCATTAGTTATTAAAGCAGACGGAAAATGTGGTATAGGGACAACTTCGCCAGCGGGAAAACTTGAGACAAGAGATGCAACACGTGCAAATATTATTATTGCGAAAACTGGATTAACAGTTAAACAAAACAGTGACCTTCATACAAGTTACGACGTTATCCAGTTAGGTGCTGGTGGTGCATTAATAAGTTATAACGCAGCTTCCGTAACAGCAGATACTCAATTAGGTCACAATTTCTACCGACATTCTGGGGGAACTTGGAAGCGTAGGTATGAAGATACTGCTATGAGATTCAGGATGAACAGTCCTGCTAATACTTTTATTTGGGAGAGAGCTGTTTCAGGAGCAGCAGATTTAGATATATCTTGGTTGAACAGCATGACACTGGATGGGTCTGGAAACGTAGGTATAGGTACAACGAGTCCAACAGGAAAATTATCTGTCCATAACAGTGATGATGCAAATTTAAATACTATTGAAGCTTTTAATGATAATGGAAATCTAACTGGAAGCTTTTCTCAAAACTCTGCAGGTGACGGAACAATAGGAAGTAACAAAAATGATGGAACATTAAATGTATTTTTTAGATCTAATGGTGACTCTTATATTAAGGGTGGAAACTTAGGTATAGGAGGAATAACAACGCCTTCTTCTCCTCTACATGTTAAAGGTATAGATACAACAATTGGAATACATACTTATCCACAACTGACATTAGAAACAGCATCAACAGACGGAGCTGCAGATAAAGGATCAGGAATTATGTTCCTCAACCATGATGGTAGTAGTGGAAAATTCGGAGGGAATATAAGAGTCCTCAACGAAAACGCTACAAGTGGAAATCATGCTTCCTACATGTCTTTTTCAACAAGACCTGCTGGCGGTAGTGTTAGTGAAGGAGTTCGTATTACTTCAACTGGGCAACTAATTCAGTATGGTCAAATTGGTGTTGCTGATACCTCCGCAGATGATCTAGTTATTGGAGATACGACAGGTAGTGTAAATAGAGGAATGACTATCTATTCACATAATGCGCAGAATGGCTCTATTGTTTTTGCAGATAATAATTCAAACTTCAGGGGTGCAGTTCAATACCTGCACAACGGCGACAGATTTCGTATTTTAACAGGGGGTGTAGAAACACTTAGGCTTCAATCAGGTGGAACTGACGGTGTTTGTACCTTCTTTATGGGGGGCGTTACAAATGACAATAATAAAATTGGAGCTTTAACTTTAAATCATTACACCTTTAACACCTACAACCAAATTGATCTGATTAAAGGAACTAGCGTTTCTGGATCTAACCTAATTGAAATAGGTGGTAGTGGTTCAAGTGCTAACTCAACCGCAGCAACAGAAATAAAACTATTTACAGCAAGTAATTCTATTACCAATAACGGTACGGAAAGATTACGTTGTGCTTCGGATGGAACGATTTATATAAACAGTTCTGATAGTGCATCTGGTGGGCGACTTTATGCCACTGGTAGTGCTATGTATATCCAGTCTGGTAACGGAAGGCAAAGTTTTATAGTTCATGATGCTGCTTCAGGTGTTAATAGATCATGGGAAATAACTACTGACGGAAATTTAAAAGCTCCTAATACTAAAGGTATTGACTTTAGTGCTACTTCTGATGCAACAGGTAAAACCAGTGAACTTTTGGATGACTATGAAGAAGGAACTTGGACTCCTGTACTAGCAAGTACTGGTACTGCTTTTACCTCTGTAACTAATTGGTCATCGTCTAGCCAAAATAGATATACAAAAATTGGGAGAATAGTAACAATACAGTGCTACCACAGAACAGGCGGTGTAGATAAAGGAAGTGCTGCTTCTACTGCTCTCCT